TCCCTCATTGGGATATGAGTCGCTATCGCTAACTCGACAAGAAGTCGATTTATACTTCCGCGCTTATGGCTTTTGGGTCATCATCGCCAACTTCAAGATTCGTAATGCCTTCCATCCAGACATCAAGTGTCTTAGTTGGTTTTCCAGCAGCTTCTCGCTTATAGGCTGAATGAGCAACAAATAAGATGTCCCACATGCCAGCAAACTCCTGGATGGACTTCTTTGTTGCCATTTCCCACTTTGCGAAGTCCGGTGGATAGGCCACATAAGTAGCACTATCCCCAGACACGAACTCGACTGTTATTGACTTTTTCATTTTTGCTCCCTGTTTAGTTTGTTACGAGAAGTTCTCGGTTGGTGTTCCAACTACAAGCATTGACCATGAATCGGTTTGCGCTCCTGGTGCTGCGCCGCCGACTGCTGGGAATACTGGGAATGCAGTTCCGGTAAATACTGCGCCTGTTGTTGCAGTGATTGAATAAGCAAGAGCAGTGTTTGGTGCGGTTTCAGCCGCAGTCCACATTGCTTCAAATAGTGATGATGCAACACCCCAGTCAGCTAGAAGTTCTGCTGATAGTGTCCATTGATCGTCAGTGTGCTTGTAAGCCTTGCCATCTAGTGTTTGGTAAGTATCGATTACTGGTGCATTTGTCAAGGTAACGCTAGTTGTTTGACCATCATAGTTTGTTGATGCGATGGTGAAAACTATGTCGCGACCTGTAATGACTGTTGTTGCCATTGGGTTTTCTCCTTAGTTGGTTTGCGTGTAATAGGTAGACACGCTTATATCTGCGACAAGCAAATTGCTAGCGCCTACTTGTGTAACTGTTGGTCGTTGAACTGCTCCTACTTCGTATCCCGCTGGGATTGCAGAAACAACACTTATGATGAGCTGCTCGATATTGTCGAGAGATGCTGGGTTGGAATTATACGCAACGCAGACTGTGATTGTGTAGTTAAGTTTGCAGTGGAAAGATGATTTTCCAATTGTATTAAATTCTATATAAGGTGAATCTGGAACGACTACGACCGCTGGTGGGATAACCGCTTCTGGAACATAGGCATACACATTGCCAGCAACGCCAGCAAGTGCAGTTGCTAAGGGTTGTCTAACCGATGAAAGGATTGTTGATGCGGTCATTGAACAATTGACTCAACATCTATATACGGCCCAAGTAAGCCTACGCAGCGGTTAAATAGTGAGCGCCCCATCCGATACGGAGTCGGTGTGAAATCCACACCTTCGATTTGGCCACCAGGAGCGACTCTGGATTGAAAGACTTCAACTGAAACAACCAAAACTGCTGATTCGACTGCTGAAACTCCAACATAAGTTGAAGCGCCTGAAAGTGTGGCAAGACCTGAAGGAATTACATTTTTAGGAAGAATATCTGCATTAACAATTGTGGCCTCAAATTCGTAGTCTGAAGGAACGGCGGTAATTGTTACTGTTGCATTAAATGGTGATCCGCAACCAGTAATGACAACTGATTGACTTAAAGAAAATTCGTGGATGCCTAGCGTGTGATAAGTAGCGACATTATCTGTCAGCGATACTTCATCGATTGGTTGGGCATATCTTGTGAGCATAGGAAGAATCACTTGCTCAGCAGTGTCAATAATATCTGTCAAATAAGCGTCATTATAAAGAGCGGTAGATACGCCAAGAATTGAACGCAGTTCTGCAACTGTTACGATCGATGCCATATCTACCTCTCTAGTTCTGCTGGGTGAGTCGGGAGCAACCCACCCATGATTAGTTTTTTGTTACGCTACTGCTAGGAAACGGAATGCAGTTGGGTAACGATTAACAACTGCGCAATATCCGTAAAGACCAATATCAAGTTGTCCATTTGCAACTACCGCAGTGCGAAGTTGAATTTGGCTTGACTCGTGGAAGCGCATTGCGTTTGAAGGATACACAAGTGCATACTTAGAACCTGCATCGTTGCCTGTGTAGTTTGGATCGACGATAAGTGAAAGTCCAGCAACTGTTCCAGCAGTTGAACCTTGTGAGATTAAGCCGTTAGCATTCTGAGGTGCTGCGGCTGCGAAGATTGGGCGACCAGTTGAATCAACTGCACCAAGTAGACCAGAGAAGTCAATATCATTAACTCCGCCACTTGTTGCAACTAGCAAGCGGTTTGGTGTCATACGCATTACGCCAAATGAATCAGCAATACCATCTGCAATTGACTTGTAGATTGTTGATCCTGTTGAACCTGCTGAGTTTTGTGCAGCAATATTTGCAGCGTAAGCATCTGTCTTTTGTGCATAAGATGCAGCAAGTTCTTGAATATAAAGATCAAGGAATGAAGGGTCGCTGCGATCAACTAGCTCGACATCGAGTCGGCCAGCGCCCGCGAACTTGACCACAGTGTCTTCCTGGAAAGTTACGGCAGTGTCAGTTGATGAGAATTCAGCACCTTCTGCAGTTAGCGCGACAGTCGCCTGCGCACCGAGCTTTGGCGTGAAAATCTTCATCCCGGAAGCAGGAAGTGGAGCAGTTTCGATGCTTGAAATGAATGGGCGTGAGTTGTCGATGATACCGATAACATCGCGTAGGTAGTTTGGTGGAACCATGCCTGTGTTTTCTGCAACTGTTGCAACTTGTAGTGCTGCGATTAGATCGCGAGCATCTGAGTCGCCGCGTGATGCAGCTAATTGAGCCTTGGCAACTTGACCAGCGGTAACATTTAGATTAACGCGTGGAGATGAATACATAACTGGCGCTGACGCGCTAACAGTTACTTCTGACTTTGCAGCTTCTACCGCTTCGGTAGTTACTGACTCTGGAGCGGTTTCGGACACTAGGTCTTCTCCTTCTGTTTTGGTATCTGAATCGGTTGATTCAGAAATTTCGGTTTCGGTTGCAGCAACTTCTGTAACACGCGCAGAATCAATTGCTGGATCAGTAACTAAACTTGTTTCAATCATTTGAGATGAAGAAATAACCATTGCGCCATCTTTGTTATCCCATTCGTTTAATTTAATTCCAACTGAGAAGCCATCGCGTAATCCTTCAGCGGCTTCTAGCAGTGAGTCATCGCCAGCAATAGTGCCAGCAATTTTGAATGATGCTTCAATACCGGAATCGGTTACTTCATAACTTACAAGTTTGCCAATTGGTCTTGTGCGGTCATGCTCTAAAAGTAATTTTACATTCTTAGGAATTGTAATTGAATCTTTTGCAAAAATTGTTTTGCCAGCAGAAGTAAAACCTTCTTCGCCCCAGGTAACTATGCGACCAGTAAGGGTTCGGGTTTGCGTATCCGCTGCGGTTAGCGTAATTGGTAGATTTACTTTCATTTAAGTAAGTCCTCTTCCTCTCGGATTTCTTCAACGCTCATTGCGCCGATTCTGTTTAGGATTTCATAGACTTGTGCGCGTTCTAGGGGATTGCCACGAAGGAATTCATCTAGTGAGTAACGCACATAATTTCCTGCGCCGACAAAATCCGGTTGGCTTAAGCGTTGTTCTATTGCCAAAAGGATATTGCGACCGCCGAAGTCAATTAGCGAACGACGCTCATTGATTGCGTTTGAATAGGTCATTGATGTTGATTCGGCGGAAGCAAAGAAGGCTGGGATATTTAGGGCACGGCATAATTCAAGCGCGACATATTGGCGAGCTTCGTTTAATTGTAATTTATTGGGATCAATACCCATTGCTTGAAGTTCGACATCGGCATTAAGGAATGCAGTGCTGCGATTGGTTCTAGCAACGCGCCATGATTCAAGAAGTTTAGAAATTCTTTCAGAAGTTAAGTTTGTGCCATTAGATTTTAGAACCATCATTGGCACTGGCTCTTTTGCAAATTGTTCAGCAGCGTTTTCTAATGCGATGGCAGCTCGGATAGTGCGTCCTGCGCGATTTAGAAAACCTTCGTCAAGTCCGTTGAATACAACTAAACTTCCAACGCCAAATGGTGGAACTTTTTTGTTATCAACTGAGTATCCAATAATTTCAGTTCCGAGTGAATTTAATTCTGGCAATACGCGATCTGGTGAGATGCGTGTCCATTCTTGAATGCGACCATCTGCATACATGGACATTATCATTCCGTAAGACACGCCCAGGAATAATAAGTCTTCCGCGACATAACTGTAAATTGCAGAACCAGGAACGCGTGGATCAGGTTGATTGATTACGCGATTTGGTTCGACATGAGAACCAGTAGATTTTATGTATTGCTCAAGTGGAAGTGTTGCAAGTGAACACAAAATGTTTCTTCCGCGAGCGATTGTTGGAACTGCCATTGCTGACGCTCTTGATGCAGTTGATACTGGGTAAAGCCAATTGTTAATGATGCCATTGTTAGGCGCAGGATATGCAGCCGCGTCAATAGTCATTTCGGCTGGTGCAATTGTTGGAAGAAAGAAGTCTTTGATTCCCATATAGTGGACAAGTATATCACTATCTGAGATTAACCTACATAAATATCAACTTCTGATTCTGGTCGTGTTGCAAAGTGGGAAACCATAGCCATTGCGACTGCCGCGCAGATTGTGGAGTTGGAAACCTTGCGCCCTAGATACCAACCGCCATCTTTGAATGGAAGTTTGACGGCTGATAGAACTTGCTTGGTAAATTCCTCTTGCCGTTTATGAATGAGCCTCTGGCTCGTAATCGCAGACTGCATCTCGTCGCAACTTTGTCCATAAACTGCTCCGTCGATTGGAGTTGTTTGGATTCCTGCTGGTGCAAGCCTGGCAGCAACTGCGCCAGCGGTTTGGCGGCTATAAGCGACAGTTGTTGTTGGATATTTACGAACCCAGACTGCTAGATCATTTGCAAGTGCCTTGTCATCTATCGCAACTGCGTTTTCCCATGTCTGCAATAGAACCACAATAAATTTATCGCCCTTTTGCTGGCCAGCAATTAACGCAGCAGCTCTTCGGTCTGGTGATAAGTCGATAGCCATCCAAGTTTCTTGATCCTGGTCTAGTTCTGCCGACTCATCACCACACGCATCCCAGAGCGACGGATTTATTGCTGGGTTTATCTGGGAAACCCATTGACATAAAACTTCTGTTCTTACAATTGATTCTTCATCGTTAAGAATGGCTCTGAGGTTATCTGGATGAACTGTATATCCAAGGCTGGGATTGGAATACCTAACGGCTTCCCAGAATTCAGGCGTGTCGCCAATTTGAACTTCCATTGGTGCTGACCACTCGAACCAACCTATCGGATCATCACTTCCAGCAGCAGCAGCAAGGCCGCGCTCTCTCATTCTGTTCAAAACTATTGAATGCTGATCCCCGGCATTTGAATAAAGTATTGCCATGGGATTTTTAGAAGCCATTTGGGTAAATCGAAGCGATGCCCAAACTTCCGGGTCTTGATATTCACGAACTTCATCCAAGTGAATTACATCTGGCGCGGCAATACCGCGAGAGGCTGAGTTATTGGCACGAACCAAATATCTTGCGCCATCAGTTAGTTTGATTTCCTGCGATCCCTTTGTTTCATACTTCTTCGCAAACATTGCAGCCAGTTGTGGATGGTTTTGGATAATCTCATCTATCTTCCAGAAGATTTCCGAAGAGGTTGTCAGCTTGTGAGCAGTGTGAACCTGCAACTTTTCACCTAACTCGAACATTCCCCACAAGATACGAAGCGCCAGGAAGGTAGATTTGCCCTGCTGACGAGCGACCAGAACGCCTACTTCATTGTGATGCCAGCGGCCATCTGGTTTAACTCGGTGCATCTCGATGGCAAGAAACTTCTGCCAAGGGAGCAGTTCAAAGCCGATTGACTCGCAGAATGCGATCATTTCATCGCCGCGTGAGGGCAAATCAACTGGTTTTGACCGAATACGCGGTTCTGTCGCCCCTAGGTAAGCCCCATCTGGGCTATCTGCGGCTATCTGGTCGAATCTAGTCATAACTTAGGTTATCACGCCTGATAGTGGGTAATTGAGTCGTTTTTGGGGGTAAACAAACCAAGGGGGGTCATGGGTGTTGAAGGCGTATCAAAAAACCTACCCCCCTTTGAATAATTACAAGTTGCACATAAACATTGCAAGTTATCTGGCTCATCACTTCCACCTAGTGTTCTAGGAACTATATGATCCACTGTGTTGCCTGGTTGTCCACATCGCTGGCAAGTATTCTGATCGCGCTTTAATATCCTTGCGCGTATCTTTCTCCACTGATAAGTAGAACCATCCTTGCGTAGTGCTGATTGCTTAGACATCAGTGGTAGTTATTCCTTTGAAAGAATGAAAGAGCTGCGCAGTTAGAACCATAACGATTCTTATTGTATTTGATTCCCCACTTAACCTGCTCTATTGGTGATGCAGTCTTTAAGTAAATACTTCTGCCTTGAGGTATCCCGTAATGACTACCATTCTTAGCATTAGGCCGCCAATTAGATTCTCTTGTATATAACTCTAATGCGCATTTGTATTCATGTATTGGTAACACTGCTTTTGCATAAGCCTTTGGAGATTGTTGTATTTGAATACCATCATGAATTGGTGCAACGGCATTTGCTGCGCTAATGAATAGTATCCCCAGGACACTTACTACTGCGCAAGCGATCCGCGCTGCGGCTTGCGCGAAGTGCCTGAAGCACTTTAGCAAGTTAAGTGTAATCGGTCTGTCAAGTTTCAGCGTATTTCTTGGGCGTGTCATAGATTTCTCCAATTAACGATTGTCGGTTTTGTAAAACCCTTTCCCCTTGAAATGGATTGCTGGTGGTGTAAATAGTTTAATCATTTGGTCATTGCAGTGAATAGGATCAGCAGTTTCTAACCCGAATGGGATGAAATGCTCATGGATTACCATGCAGGTCAGACATTGGAATTCATAGACTGGCATTGAGGACACTCCTGATTCTTTATCTTCCAGTGTCCGTATTGGTCGCAACGCTCTGGTTCTAGTGTCAAGTTCCTAGTATATCCGCCTTGGATGAACAAACCCATTAAATCATCCATTCTTATTATGCAACAATAATCTTCTGGATTCTCACCTTGCCCATTTAAGCGTAATACTGCAAATCCTAGTTTGCCTGATTCCCGGTGCTTAAGTTGGTTCATTGCAGCTTTAGGGTCAAATCCTGCTCTAGCTTTGACTTCTACATCGAATGGAACATTTAATACATCTGATCCAGTTCGACCAGCACCAGCAGAATCCGCGAACGGGAACCACTGGCGCATGTAATCGCTCACGATTCTTTGGGTTCGATAACCTCTATGTTTTCTATGCTGACTCAATTTGTTTTCTCCAATTCGGGCATTCTGCGCAGCTAGTGCCTTTTAGGTTATTGCAACGAGAACAACTTGCAACGAGATTGGATGGGATATCTCTACCGCCATGCATTCTTGGAATCACATGATCCACTTCTAACCCTAAATCCCCACAATAGGCACAAGTATAATTATCACGCTGCAATACCCAGCGTTTTATCAATTTAAGGCTTGCAGGATATTTAGAAGTTCTGCCTTTTGTTGGTTTAGTTTCTTTCCAGAACCTAACGCCAATTTTGGATCTGCGATTGTAAACTGCGTGTGGTGTAATTCCCAGAGTTTCAGCCAATTCTTTTGCGGTTAAATGCCTCTGGGATATCAATTCATCAGCTTCTTTTGTCCAGTTCACCCGTTCACCGCATGGCATTTCTCGCACTGCCATTGAAGCGGTGATAGACTCACTGTCCAAACTCCGTCATCCTGACTAGGGATTTCGTTACACATTTGGCAGATGAGTAGTGGCACATCGCCGTAGAATTCGACTGTGCCATCCTCTCTGATTATTTGACCATAACCCATTTATTCCACCCCCTCGGGTAATCTCCATTGACCTGTTGTTTTGCTCATTACATACCAAATTGGTGGACAACGATCACCTTTCGATGCACCACGAACTTCACACATTGCACCTTGCCAGGCTTTACCTGCCGCGCTAACGCCAGACTTGATAGTTCTAGAACCATGCGAACAAGTAGGGATTGGCTCAGCTTCTCCAAATGCTTGTTGCACTAATTGCGCAGCCTGTTCCAGCGATACTGGCTCTGGTGTTGGTTCTTTACCAACGAACTCATCC